CCAAGAGAAGAGTATAGTATAAACATTACCAGTGGATTGTATCCGTTGATAGTCTTCGTTTGTAAGTTGTCCTGGTTGGATAACTGAATCTGCAAGAGGAAGTGAGGGTCCACTTAGTTTTCTGAGGGCAGCAGACTTCTCATTAGGGTTAGTTGTACCAGTTGCAAGATTTCTGATCTTTGCTTGCTTCTGCGCTTGTTTATGTCCAGAACCAATGTCAAAACTTACGCCTTCGTTCGCAGGATGAATATCATTAGGGTCATAAGGATCTGGGGCTAATGATGCGGGAAGTGAGAACATTTTCCAATATCCCTCACCATATCTACACTCCTGCATCGTCTCATTCTTTTTACACTTGGGACAATATCTTTGAACTTCACCCATTTCTTGAAGTTCAAAAGACTCTTTCTTAGTCTTATTGCCCCAGTTTTTCGCACCAACTTTACGGCACTTAACTAGTGCTCCAGATGCATATGCAGAAGGCCAAACTGAATAACGAGACTTTACCTTTGAGTAACATGCATCCTTTTCTTCGGTTGCAACCATTTTAGCCTTACCCTTTCTATCGGGATTTGGATCTTCCTGATTCTTACGACGGAATGCACTCTCCTCCTCTTTATCAGAGAGGTCTGACTTCATTTTACTTGAACCGCACTTTGGTTTGGTTGTTTGTCCTGGTTGTTTTGCACAGGGTTGTCCTGCGTATTTACCACCCAGTTGAACCCAACCAGGGGTGCCATCAGAAGCGCGACTCTTAGTAAACCAGTCACGCAGAGAACTATCACCACTCTTGTTGGCTTCATCAATAAAATCCTCCTTCACACAATTAGGAACTACTTTTTTTCCTTTCTTCTTCATTCCAACTTGTTTATACCCATCCCAACACTTCTCGTTTACTGGTGCAGTAAAACTCTTGAACTTATAATCAGATCCCTTAATGATATCAACAACATGTGCAAAAGTATTACCATTTGCATCATGAATTTCTGTCCACTCCTCTTTTACTTTCTCCATCTTCTTGAGTTTGGAGTAGTAGTTTGGAATTTCATCTAGATGTTGTAAGGCAATATCCATTGCCTCATCATTATCTGTTGTATGCTCATGTTCTACTTTCATCCCCATCTCAAGTTGTTTTTGAATTACCGATGGAGATACTTTATGCTTTTTTGCGATTTCTTCTACCGACTTATGACCTTTGAAACCTTCTTTAACTTCTTTTTTTCTCTCAGTATCATCTTCACCATGAGAAAGATGATCAGCCACGGTATCAAGGTATTCTGCCGCTTTGGTAATCTTAGACTGAACCCATGCTTCCAGATCCCCCTCACCATTAAGTTTAGTCATCAATCTTGTAATAGCTGCCTGAGCAGTCTTAAGTTCTCCACGAGCCATTGAAAACTCAAAGTCCTCTCCAAGAGGTGTAATAGTTTCAAGGTCCGCAAGAATAGACCACTCTTTAAAGGTGAGTTTATCCATTTATGTCTATAAGTTTCCTATTTTTATTTAGGATCTTGATTCATAGAACTCTTCAAAAACTTTTGGAGTTCCGCAGTCGAACCAAAAAAGACGGCATTATTAGTTACACTTGTTGGAGTCACACCTTTTTCCTCCTTGTTAATATCCTTCATTTTCTTCTGAAGATCTAATAACTTGTCCGTAACGTCCCCAACGTTTTTGATCAATTGACCAGCAACTTCATAAGCTCTTGGGGAGTCGGATTCTTGTGCAAGTTCTAGAATTCCATTAATTGCTTCTTGTCCTTTTTCAATAATAGAATAGAGTTGTCCTCTAGAATACTCATAATCTTTTTGAAGTTGTTCCGTCTCTTGTACTTTTAATATTGGTGCTGGTTCCGACTTTACAATTTCAGACTTAAGTTCTGTTGGTTCAATATCTAAAGCTTTGTCAATGTCTTCAAAGTTCATACATCAATTCCTTTCGTAGTGCTATAGACTTTACCATCTCCAAAATCATAACGAGATTCACTAAATCCAAAGTCATCATCAAGATCAATTAACTCATCATCTGCACTGTTAATAACATTAACTGCAGTTCCAGATGTATGAGATGCAACTGGAGTATCATTTTCACCTCTATTTACTAATAAAGTATTTCCTGTAATCTTACGAACATACATGGATTCGCCACCGATCATAATATAAGATTTTTCAGTTAGAACTGATCCATCGACTACATTAAATTCAGTAATCTCTTGAGAAATAGTTTCTGAAATTTGAGTTATTTCATCATCGTTATAATCCTGTAAAGCTCTAGGTTCGGCTACATATCTCAACTGTCTAGATGCGTTGACTTTGTTAGTATTACTATAGTAATCAACCTGAACTTGTTTAATTATAGCCTCATTAGGAGTACCAAGTGGTCCAAATAGATATGTCTTAGCAACAAAGTCTAGTGTATAAACTAAAACTCTTCTTGTAGTGAAATCTCCTTCATACTGATCATCCATTGCGATTCTCTCAAGAATCATTGGGATATCTCTTTTTTCTCCAATACTTGAAACTAAGTCTACTGTAAGATTGAAATGAGGTTGAAAATATGGTAATATTTGTTCTACTACTTGCAATGCATCTTCATTCAATTTAGACATTATTGAAAGTCTAAAGTTTACATTATATGGAACTGGCATGAAAACTTTAGTTAGTTCATTATTTTCCTTATCCAAGGCTTTAAAAGTTTGCATCGTAGAAGATTTTCTACTAGCATCATATGATATGCCTGTCATTTCAAATGACATTCTCGGAAGAGTGATTGCAACTCGCTTCTTTAAATCTGGGACTTGTTCAATTCTCGCTAAAAACTTTTGAACAGGACCATAAGCAATTGGTACAGTTAAGATACTGAAATCATCTCCCGCATTATCTTTATGTTTGATTTGAATATCATTAAAAAGAGTACCGAAAGCCACAATGGTCTTTCTCAATATTTCGTGATAAAAATAATTTGAGATCATTACAAGTAATTATAGAGTAATAATTATTTAGTATTCACCAAAAGGATTCTTCTGACTGAAATCTAATATTTGATCAGCAGCATTCTCTATTTCAAGATTTTCCGCATAAAGGTCAAGGAATTCATTTGTCTGAACAGTAGATACTTTATAACTTGCAGCAACACCAACAATCGCTTCACCTCTTGCAAAAGTTCCATCAACAATAGAAACTTTAAGAACTCTATTTGTTGCGTCCCAACTTCTTACATAACCAGTTGTTCCCGTTCTTGAACCAGTGACAACTTCATTATAATCGTAGTCTCCAAAAGATGTTGCAGTTGGGTCGGTAAAGGATACTGTTGGAGTAAATGTGTATCCAGCACCAGCATTGGAATAACGAACTGCAACAACAACTCCATTTGAATTGACAACTGCTTCTGCTTGAGCGTTATTAATGTTAGAGGAGATGCCAGCTCCAGAAGGAATGAATATTCTTTGAATTGTAACTTGAGGAGTAGTTGTGTATCCAACTCCACCAGAAGATAGTCCAACAATTCCGAGAACTCTACTATTAATAACTGCAGTAGCGATACCACCGGATCCACCTCCACCAGAAATAGTAACCATTGGTGGTTCGGTATAACCGAATCCTGGATTTGTAATGAGAATTCTATCAATTGCAAGTTTTTGATTTGGTGATCTACTTGTCATGATTGCAACAGCAGTCGCTGTTTGACCACCCGTTGGTGCAGTAGATATGGCAACTGTAGGTGCGAGAGAATATCCAAATCCATCGTTGATTAAATCAATGTATTGTACTGACTTGGAATTTGGATTAGTAGTTGCAAAACCAACCGTAGCTACTGCAGTAGTTGCTGCAGTTCCAACCATTTGAATGGTATAGATGTTTCCGAGATCTTTAATCGATTCATTCACTTCAATACCTGTTGAATCAACTTCAGGTACATCGATGATCTCATCTTCATATTCAAATCTCTCACATCTTAGCTCATAGACATAAAGATTATTAAGTTGATAGAAAGGTTTTTTACCTTCAACATACTTGATTTCAAATAAAGACTCATCGAGAGGGAACCAAATTAAATCTCCTTCTTGGGGTCTATATGCAAGTTTTCTTTCAGTTTCTGGCCATAATTTCAACAAAGGAGAAATAAAATCATCATATCTTTCTTTGGAGATTACGAGATTAATTTCATCATTACTTC